GCACGGTCCCGTCCCCAACAAGGGTGGGAAAATGGGCAAGATCAATCTTGGTGTGGTTCACATCATGCAGGGTTCCCTCAGCGGTTCTGACGGTTGGTTCCACAACCCCTCGGCTCAGGTGTCAGCACACTTTGGCATTGGCAAGGATGGGACGATCTACCAGTGGGTAGACACCAACGACATCGCATGGGCTGAGGCCAACTTCAACGGTCAAGCCATCTCGGTCGAGCATGAGGGATATGCGGGTGAGAAGCTGACGGACAAGCAGGCATGGTCGCTGGCCTGCCTGATGAAGTGGGCAAGGCTCGCTCACGGTCTCCCGATCCGTCGCACCTTTGACCCCAACGGTAGTGGTTGGATGGGTCACGGTGAACTCGGCAACGCTGGTGGTGGGCATCAGGGTTGCCCTGGTCAGCCCGTTCTTGACCAGCTCCCCGGCATCATCTCCTTTCTCCATCACGGCCAGATTCCTGCTGGACCCGCTGCGTCCGCAACTCTCCCGACTCTCTCGCAGGGTGCTACAGGCATGGCTGTCATCAAGTTGCAGCAGCACCTCGGTGTTGCAGCAGATGGTGTGTTTGGTCCCGCCACCACCGCAAGCGTGAAGATGTTTCAGCAGACCCACCACCTTCTGACCGATGGTGTCGTGGGGCCTGCTACATGGTCTGCACTAGGCGTCTGATGGATTGGCCGTACCTGAACAACGTCCTCGGTGCGCTCGCATCGGGGTTCATCGTTGCAGGTGCGCTTGTAGGAATCGTGGCAGGAGTTATCCGCACGATCCGGTGGTGGAAGAAACGATGATTGGTCGCCCTGAGTCCCGTGTTCGTCAATGGCAGGATCGTGCGCTTGTCAGATTTGATTTGTGGTTCACCTCAGCTTCGTGTGTGTGGCAGACCCTTGTTTTCTGCGGCATCATCGTCATCGTCGAGATGGTTCGCCCCGACCTTGATCCGCACTTCTTCTTCCTCCTGATGGTCCTGACGGTATACTCTGCCATCACCCAACCCGCCCTTGCTCAGTCCTCTGCTGCTACAGCCAAGAAACTTGAGACGATCATGGAGCGGCAGCAGAAGGTGATGGACGCCCTTCTTCTCTTGCAGAAGGAGCAGGCGGAGGAGTTGGAGGAAACCAGTGAGATCCTTGAGGACGTACATGAAATCCTACGGAGGCAAGAACCCTAATGTGGGGGAATATCGTTTGGCTCTCGGCCATTGGGTGCGTCGGGATGGCGATTCAGGATTCGGTGGGGACTTTTCTTGTCAAAGCAATCCACACCAACCGGCCCTCTCTGGCGGGGGCAATGGACGTACTTGGAGATATCGCCAAGATTCTCATTCTCTCCATCTCCGCCAACGATCTGACACACGGGTACGGGTGGCGGGGATACCTCGGGATTATTCCCATTCTCTGTACTGCCTTTGTCGTGACTCACCACTCAGTGAAGTTGGCAAGCGGGATGGAGGACTCTGAGGATGCCGCCGAGGACGACGATAGGGACACAAGGATCAAGAAGCTTGAAGCGGACGTTGCCGCCCTTGCGTCCCAAGTGTGAGTCCTGTTTCTTTTATCCGCAGATTCCCACAGGTACGAAGTGCTGGAAGTGTACAATCGAGAAGTGTTGTTCCCGAGTGGAGAAAGGTAAGTCATGTCCGACGCATTGGGTGAACTCAAGCAAACTCCACAGCCGGGTGATTTGGTCCTAGCTCACAACGGGGGTGCTTTTGCTACCCTGATTCGATTCGGCCAGTGGCTTCGTCCATCGTGGCGGAAGTACAAGAAGTGGAACCACGCCGCAATGGTGGTCAATACCACATCTGGTATCAAGTGCGTGCAGATGGGACGGTTGGGTCAGACTTGTTGGATTGAAGATGTAGCACCTCGGGGGTACACCGAGATCCGCCCCTGTCCGGCTAACGTGGATCGTGTAAGGGCCGTTGATTACGCCTTACACCAAGTCGGAGTCAAGTACAGCATTGCGACTGTTTTTTCCATTGCTCTCAACCTCATCACCCCTTCGTGGCTGCGGTTTGATTTCCGTCGCCACGGCACCGCTCTCATCTGCTCCGCTCTTGTTGCTCGGGCATGGGAGCACGGGGGTTGGGACGTTCCCGGTGGTTATGATCCTTTTCAGGTTACGCCTGCACAGCTCTCAATGTGGACCCAAACCTAACCCTTACCAAGGGAGAACCATATGAAGGGTTATATCCCAACGACGCATGTGGTCATTCCTGACTGTCAAGTCAAGCCGGGAGTACCGATTGACCATCTGCGTTGGGCTGGTCAGTACATCGTGGACGAGTTTGCCCACAAGGAGAACGTCAAGATTATCTGTCTTGGCGACTTCGCTGACATGGAATCCCTCTCGCTTTACGACAAGGGCAAGAAAGAAATGGAAGGGCGCCGCTATGCAGCCGACATCAAGGCCAGCAACTACGCATGGGGTGTTCTCAATCAACCCTTGGTGGAGTACAACCTCGTCCGCAAGCGGTACAGGGAGAAGCGTTGGAACCCTGAGCGTCACCTCACCCTCGGGAACCATGAGGACCGGATTGACCGTGCTGTCAGTTTGGATGCCAAGCTGGAAGGCACTATCTCCCTAGACGATTTGGACTACGCCCGAACGGGGTGGGAGGTCCACCCCTTCCGTCACATCCTCTGGCTCGATGGTGTCGCCTACTCGCACTTCTTCTACAACCAGATGAACGGTCGCCCCTACGGTGGCAACAACATGGAGACTAGGCTCAAGACCATCGGACACTCGTTCACGATGGGTCATCAGCAGGTGCTGTTGCATGGACTGAGATACGTTGCCGGCAAACAGCAGAACGGTCTTGTGGCGGGTGCGTTCTACATGCACGACGAGGATTACCTCGGCCCGCAGCAAGCGTATTGGCGGGGGATCATCGTCAAGCATCAAGTCGAGGATGGCTCCTACGACATCATGTGCGTGAGCATGGATTACCTTTGTCGCAGGTACACGGGGAAGCGATTGATGGACTACACTCCTAAGTCCTTCGCCCCTACAACCTGAGGATTTTACATGCAGTTGCTTCTCCGTTGCGAGAAGTGCCGGGTAACTATCAACCTTGGCAATCTTCCTAATCTTCCGCAGCCATCTATCCTAATGGCTGAACTTGCCGACGCACTTCACGAACATTCTTGCATTGGTGTTGACACCATGATCAAGAGAGACTAAAGTTCGTACTACCCCCGAGGAGGGGGCACAACCAAGGGAGACAGCATGGCCGCACAGGTCCGTGTATTCGTTGAGGAAATCAACGATTACTTCCCGTTGTTCATGACTGCTTCCAAGGCAGCGAACGTTATTGGTGTCCACAGTGTCACCGTTCGTCGCATGTTGGATCGTGGTGAACTGCGTGGAACCAAGAACAACGGTCAGTGGAAGGTGGACAGCTTGTCGCTGTTTGAGTTCCTTGACATGACCGCTACCCGTGTCATGAAGGAGGAAACAAATGCTTGACTGGAAGCAGCCACAGGAGCCCCTGTTCAGTCATTATTTTATTGCTGACCAGATGGCCGAAAACGCTGAGCGGGGCAAGAAGCCTCAAGCGTTTGACACCCCGTTCCGTTACAGCGACTCGGGCAAGTGCGCTCGGGCGATGGCGTACTCGGCGCTGGGCTACGAAGGTGAGCCGTTCGATGCTCCGTCCACATTTGTGACGGGACTTGGAACCCACATTCACGAGTTGGTCCAAGCTGCTATCGGCAAGCGTCACCCCGATGCACAGTTTGAGGTTGCTTCACAGGTGATGACTTCATCGGGACACACCGATGGCATCATTCCCGGTACGGCTCTCGGCACGGTGCAGTACGAGTTGAAGTCAATGGGTGGCACCGCCTACAAGAAGTCCATCGGCGTCAGCACTCGTGGCCTCACGGAGCCTTCCGGCCCCCGGTTCTCGGCAGTCTTGCAGGCTGCGCTTAACGCTCAGGCCAATGACTGCGACACCATTGTGATCGGGCACATCTCGCTTGAGGCGATCAGTCGGCAGATGGCACAGCGCCTTGATCTGTCTGAGGCGCGGCGCTTCATCGCTGAGTGGTTTATCCCCAAGGAAGTGTGGGAGCCGCTGGCTGACTCTGAGATTCTGCGTCAGCACCGCATCATCGAGGACTTGGACGAGGGCTACTTGCCCGTTCCGATTGCCATTGACGACGATGGCAAGGGGGTCAACCTTGACCCCAACAACAACCGCTACTGGCAGTGCCACTACTGCTCGTACAGGACGCAATGTGAAGCAGACGGACCCGGCCGCGTGGCCGTGTCCATTGAGAGGGGAGACAACTGATGGCGAGATTCAATCTCGATGACTACGAGACCGTAGCTGACCGGATCAAAAAGTTCTGGTCTGACTACCCGGAGGGCCGGATCTACACGGAGGTTCTGAACGAGCTCAGTGAGGTCAAGCACTCACAGTTCGTGGTGCGGGCGTACGTCTACAAGACCGGCGAGGACTCCCACCCGTGGGCTACGGGTTTGGCCGAGGAGCACTTCCTCGACCGAGGACCGAATGAGACCAGCCCGCTTGAAAACTGTGAGACCAGCGCTATTGGTCGAGCACTTGCCAACGCAGGGTACGCCACCACTGCCG